ATGATTGAACAAGAATCATCTTGGGTTAAAGTTGGCCATGCTAATACATTCGTTCTTGGTACATCTCAATATGAAAGATTGGGTGTTAACGTAGGTGATGCAGTTGGTAATACTTCAGTATCAAGTGTAAACGTTGGAACAGATGGTAGATCAGAATCAACAGCAACACTCGGTGATTTAGCAAGCGGCTACGATTTATTTAAAAATTCAAATGAAATTGATGTTTCATTCGTATTAGGTGGTAAGTCAGATGATAACGGTAATGTAGGAACATACTTAATATCAAATATCGCAGATTACAGAAAAGACGCAATCGCGTTTATCTCGCCTCCTAAATCAAAAGTTGTTGACGAAAGCAAATCAGAAAAGATTCTTTCTAACATCAAAGCTTTCAAAGGTAATTTACCTAGTTCTTCATACTCTGTAGTTGACTCCGGTTACAAATACAGATATGACAGATATAACGATGTATATAGATACACTCCACTTAACGGTGATATCGCAGGTTGTGCTTCAAGAGTTGAACCTTTTGAAAGTCCAGCAGGATTCCGTAAAGGTGTAATTAAGAATGTTGTAAAACTTGCTTTCAATCCTAACAAGGCTCAGAGAGATCAGTTATACGGCGCAGATATAAACCCAGTCATGGCTCAATCAGGAAGAGGAGTTGTCCTATTCGGTGATAAGACAGGATTAGGTGGAAACAGTGCTTTCGATAGTATCAACGTTAGAAGATTGTTCATCGCAGTTGAAAAGGCAATTGCCAATGCTGCTGAATCATTCTTGTTTGAATTGAATGACGAGTTTACTCAAGCTCAGTTCAAAGGAATCGTTGAACCATTCTTAAGAGACATTCAGGGTAAAAGAGGAATTGTTGATTTTAGAGTTGTTTCTGATACAACAGTAAACACACCGTCAGTAATTGACTCAGGTAAGTTCAGAGCTAATATCTTTATTAAGCCTGCACGTTCAATCAATGTGATTGAGTTAACCTTTGTTGCTACAAGATCAGGTGTAGAGTTTGAAGAAATTGTTGGGTCACTAACATAATAAATAATTTTAATAAAGGAGAAAAAGAATGGCATTTAATATTAATGAGTTCAAATCCCAACTAGTTGGTGGCGGCGCTCGTTCCAATCTTTTCCAAGTACAACTTCTTAATCCTGTAGATCCTTCTGCCGATTTTAAGATACCGTTTATGGTTAAAGCCTCAACTTTACCCGCAAGTACAATTACTTCAATTGACAGTGTCAATTACTTTGGCCGACAGGTTAAATACGCAGGAAGTAGAACATTTGCTGAATGGGGAGTAACGGTTATTAACGACGAGGATTTCCTAGTAAGAAATTCAATGGAAGCTTGGATGAATAGTATAGCAACGCATGATACTAATTTAAGAGGATTACCTCAGGATTACAAAACTACTGCGTTGATTACACAATATAGTAAAAATGGTGAAGCATTACGTACTTACAAGTTTGAAGGGTTATTCCCAACAAGTATTGCTGCACAAACTATGGATTGGGATACTGACGGAATACAAACTTTTGATGTAACCTTCTCCTACGATCTATGGATGGTCGAAGGGAAGACTGGCATCCCAACTACATAATATAATATAGGATGATATTTTGAAAATTTTTGGCTTTGATATAAAGAGGGCAGAGGAAGAGACTAATTTACCAGTTTCTTTTGCCGAACCCTCTAATGATGATGGAGCGATTACCGTTGGTAATGCGCTCGGTGGATTTTATAATACGATACTTGATATGGAGGGTTCTGCCAAAACGGAATCCGAACTTATTACAAGATATCGTCACATGGCAATGCAGCCTGAAGTTTCTCAAGCAGTTGATGATATTGTAAACGAAGCTATTAGTGTTGATACGAATGATAGAGTAGTTGATATTTCTTTAGGTGAAACAGATTTATCTGATAAAGTAAAGAAAACAATTATTAAAGAGTTTGATAGTATACTTGCATTATTTGATTTTACAAACAATGCATATGATATGTTTAATAAATTTTACGTTGATGGAAGATTAAACTATCATATTATTATTGACCCTGAAGATGTAAAGAAAGGTGTAATTGAATTAAGATATGTTGATCCTCGTAAACTCAAGTTAATACGAGAAGTTGATAAGAAAGGAAAGGATAAACATTCAGGTATACCTGTTAAGAAAATCAAAAATGAATACTATATGTATTCAGAAAGTGGATTTCAAAATACAGGTACAGGAGCAGGTGGCTCAGCAGGTACATCAGGTGTTAAGGTTGCTAAGGATGCAATCGCAAGAGTAACATCAGGATTGATGAATGAGAATAACAGTTTAGTATTATCTCATTTACATCCAGCAGGAAAGGCTTTAAATCAGCTTAGAATGTTAGAAGATGCTGTTGTAATTTATACATTAACAAGAGCACCAGAAAGAAGAATTTTTTATATTGATGTAGGTAACTTGCCAAAGAATAAGGCAGAGCAATATCTTAGAGATATGATGGCTCGACATAAGAACAAGTTACAGTATAACTCGGAGTCAGGACAGATTACTGATTCTCGTAAAATGCTAACAATGACAGAGGACTTTTGGTTTCCTCGTCGTGGTGGTGAAAGGTCAACTGAAGTTGATACCCTCGCAGGAGGTAATGCACCAGGACTGAGTGGTAACGAAAACTTAGAGTATTTTCAACGTAAATTATATAAGGCGTTGAAAGTACCTTTATCTCGTTTAGAACCAGAAGCCATGGCAACCTTTGGTAGAACATCTGAGATTACTCGTGATGAACTAAAGTTTGGAAAATTTATTAGAAGGATACGTACACGTTTTTCATGGGTATTTAATACTGTACTTGAAAAACAATTAGTACTAAAAGGTATATTAACACCTGAAGAGTTTAACGAAATTAGAAATGATATTCGTTATGACTTTGTTAAGGATAATTACTTTGAAGAATTAAAGGAAGCTGAAATACTGAGAGAACGATTGAATACTCTTAGAGATATATCAGATTATACTGGTAAGTATTTCTCTCATCAGTGGATTACAGCCAATGTTCTACAAATGACAGAAGAACAGGCGGATGAAATGGAAGAACAAATTGCTGATGAAAAATCGCAAGGCGGTCATCCGGAAGACGATCCTTTTTAAAATATAAATAAAAGTATAGAGTAAATTAAATTAGGGACTAAACATGAAAAATTTTAAAGATCTAGTTTCAGAAGTTGCCCAGCCGCAATCACCTGAGGAAAGACGCTTTAAGGACCAACATACAATTGAGGTAATTCCTCATCCTGTTGCTCCTGATCACGTCTTTACAGGAGAAATACCTGGTTTAGGCGATGGCAGCAGAAAAGCTGATAAAACAGATTCAGAAGCTGATTACGATAAAGCGTATAAAACTAAAGTAGACAACACATTACCTCAACGTGCAGGCGCAGGTAAACAAGTTGCTGAAGAAAAGAAATCAATTACTGAAATTCTTGGAGTCAACAAAAAGAAAAAGGATGACGAAAAGAAAGATGACGAATCAATGGAAGAAAAGGTAACTTGTCCGAAGTGTGAAGGCAAAGGTTGCGACCATTGTGACGGTAATGGTTACCATATTAAAGAAGGTGGTTGTTCAGATAGTACGCTTAAAGCAGAAAAGAAACCTGTTAAGAAAGCAACAACAAAAGAAGATAAAGTTGATGCAGGTGATAACAAGGATTCTTTGGAGCCTGAAGCAAAGCCAATTAAAAAGCCAAAGGTATCTCCAACATCTGTTTCAATTAAAGATTCAAATGGTAAAACAATTTCATTAACGTTCAAAGAAATGTTAGATAAGGTTTCCACAGAGGAAGAATTGCTTGAGAGTCCCCAACAAGAAATTCCAATGATGATGAAACAGTTAAACTTTATTTGTTACGCTGCTCAAGAAATTGAAGAACATTTACAAGAAGGACAAGATCCTGAAGAATGGTGGCAGAATAAATTAGCTGAAGTATTTTCAAACGTTAAATCATTATATGCATATAGCAAAGGTGATGCAATGGTAAGTGGTCGTCCATTAGGAGCTGCTAAGATACTTGCTAAGGCTGCTTACGGTGAATCAATTGAAGCAGGATCATTTGAACTACAAAACAAAACTTCGGTTGAAATATCAGAAGAAGATGCTGATTTATTAAATAGAATGTTCGAAGAATTAACAGAAACGAATTCAAAGGATATGTACGGTGTAATGGTTGCTGACGAAGCAGGCTTTAACGAAATCCTTGATTTTGCTAAGGAGAACTTATCATGAATTTAATTACAGAATATAGAGAAGATTCCGTAGAGGTAATTACAGAAGCCAAGGAAGACGGCAAAAAGAATTACTTTATTGAAGGTATCTTCATGCAAGGCGATATTAAAAATCGCAATGGAAGAATTTATCCAAGCGCAACTTTAGAGAACGAGATGGGTCGTTATCAAAAAGAGTTTATTGAAACTAAACGTGCTCTTGGAGAACTAGGTCACCCTGATGGTCCACAAATCAACGGGGATCGCGTTTCGCATTTAATTACTGAAATGAGACGCGACGGCAACGATTTTTATGGTAAGGCTAAAATCTTATCAACACCTATGGGGGAAATCGTCAAGAGCCTATTAGACGAAGGAGTAAAGATCGGGGTTTCGACTCGCGGTCTTGGTTCGGTCAAGGCAGGTAGGAACGGAGTTATGGAAGTTCAAAAAGATTTCCATCTTTCTACTGTTGATATTGTTACTGACCCTTCAGCACCAAATGCGTTCGTAAATGGTATCATGGAGAACGTAGAGTACTACTACGATATAGCTTCTGGAAATTGGAGAGCAACTCAAGCAATTGAAAATATCCAAGAAGAAGTTGAGAAAAAAATCAATCGCGTAGTAAGAACAATTGATGAAGAGACGGCAACAAGAATGTTTAAAACATTCGTCCAATCTTTGAGAAACTAAATTTTTATAAATAAATAAAGTAAAGTTTATTATAAAGAATATTTGTAGATTTAAACAAATTTTAAAGGAGAAAATAAATGGAAAACGTAGAAGAAAAATTCGTTTCCGATGATGGCATCTCAGAAGTACCTGCTGCTGTAACACCTGAAGGTGGAGAAGGTAAAAAGGACAAACTGAAGAAGACCACTACCGACGAGCCAAAAGGCGCAGTTGATCCAAAGAAAGTAATTCCTGGTCAAGCTGATGCTGGTAAGCCTGTTCCTACTGCTGAAGATACAGAAGTTGATGCTGAAGTTGAAACAGTAGAAGAAGTAGTTGTAGAATCTTCAATTGAGTCAATCATTGAAGGTGAAGATCTATCAGAAGAATTCAAAGGCAAGATCAGTCTTGTATTTGAAGCCGCATTAAACGAAGAAGTAAACAAAAGAACTGAAACAATTCGCGAAGAATTAACAAAATCTTTAGATGAAGCATTAGAAGAAGCAGTAACTGAGAAATTAGATACTATTACTGAAAATGTTGATAAGTATTTAGATTACGTTGTATCTGAGTGGATGTCAGAAAATGAAATCGCAATCGAATCCGGAATTAAGGTTGAGATGGCGGAATCATTAATGTCAGGTCTTAAGAACTTATTCGTAGAACATAACGTTACTGTTTCAGAAGAAACTGTTGATGTTGTGGAAAACTTAGAAACAACAGTATCTGAGTTGGAAGGGAAAGCCAATGATCTAGTAAACGAGAATATCGAATTACAAAAGACTATTGCCACTTTCAAAGCAGAACAAAAATTTGACGAACTTGCAGAAGGTTTATCTGTTAATCAGGTAGAGCGTTTGAAAGTATTGTCTGAAAAGCTTGATGTGGAAGATACCGATGCATACGCAGAGAATCTTTCAGTAATTAAGGAATCATTCTTCAGTGATAAGCCTATTGTTGAAAACAAGGACGTTCAGGAAGAGAATGATGAAATTATTCTAGAGGAACAGGAAGTAACTAAACCATCTTCTGATTACACCTCTATTAATGCTCTAGTTGAAGCTTTCAACACTAAGAAGTAATTAGAATAATTAATTTGGTTTTTAAATTAAATTTTAATTTTAAATAAGGAGATCCATAATGGATAACTATACAAGACTAGTGGAAAAGTGGGAGCCTATCTTAGCGCACGAATCTTTTTCACCAATTAACGATAATCACAGGAAAGCAGTTACAGCTACTATCCTGGAAAATACAGAACGTGCTTTAGCAGAAACTGGTGACTTATCGGCTAATATGACTTCATTGCTTTCAGAAGCACCTGCTAACGACGCCGGAACTGGCGGATTTGGTGGTGGTTCAACTGCAGGCGGTCCTACAGCTGGTTACGATCCAATTCTTATCTCATTGGTAAGACGTGCTGTTCCTAACTTAATCGCATACGACATCTGTGGTGTTCAGCCTATGACTGGTCCTACAGGACTTATCTTCGCAATGCGTGCAAAGTATGGTTCACAAGCAGGCGGCGAAGCAATGTTTAACGAAGCTGACACTGATTTTGCTGGTGACGGAACTCATGCAAATACTTTACCTGGTGGTTCTGTAACTACTGGTACTGGTATGGGTACAACTGAAGCTGAAGCATTAGGTGACGGCGGCGGAACTAACTATGCAGAAATGGCCTTCTCAATCGAGAAAGTAACTGTTGCTGCTAAGACTCGTGCTTTAAAAGCAGAATACACTACTGAGCTTGCTCAGGACCTTAAAGCTGTTCACGGCCTTGACGCTGAAACTGAATTGGCTAACATTCTTCAAACTGAAATCTTAACTGAGATCAACCGTGAAGTTGTTAGAACAATTTATGATACAGCTGTTGTTGGTGCTGCTGCAGCCGCTACTCCTGGTACTTTCGACCTTGACGTCGATGCCAACGGTAGATGGTCTGTTGAGAAGTTCAAAGGTTTAATGTTCCAAATTGAGCAAGAAGCTAACGCAATTGCTAAAGGAACTCGTAGAGGAAAAGGTAACGTTGTTATTTGTTCTTCAGACGTAGCCTCTGCTTTACAAATGGCTGGTGTGTTGGATTACACTCCTGCTCTAAACTCTAATACTCTAGAAGTTGATGATACTGGTAATACTTTTGCTGGTGTTCTTAACGGTAGATTCAGAGTATACGTTGATCCTTTCGCAGGTGCTAACTACTTAGTAGTTGGTTACAAAGGTTCATCTGCATTTGATGCAGGTTTATTCTACTGCCCATACGTACCGTTACAAATGGTTCGTGCGGTTGGTGAGAATAGCTTCCAACCAAAAATCGGTTTCAAAACTCGATATGGTATGGTTGCGAATCCTTTTGCACAAGGTGCAACTCAAGGACTCGGCGCTATTACTGCTGACACTAACACATACTACAGAAAAGTTACTATCGCTAACTTATTCTAAGAAGTGTTATAATAAAAAGAGTTTAGGTCAACTAAACCACTTTAGGGGATCCCTTCGGGGATCCCTTTTTTTATCTCTTGGAGAATGTAAACAATGACTATTGTATTTTGGGTTATTCTTACTATAGGTACTATCAGTGCTACGAATAACACAGTTGAATTGAATAAGAAATGTAAGATAGAAGTAAAGGAAGGAATATCAGAAACTGTCCGCGAATGCAAACAGTATTATTTTGATACAAGAATAAGGAAAGGGTGGTAACGCCCTTTTTTAATACGCGAAGTCAGACCAAGGTTCGTAACAACCGGAAACACCAATTGCTGAATTATCGCAACCTCTTGCATCATCCCATAATTCTAAACCTACTTTATCGAACATATCTTTCGTAAGTTTAATCATAGGAACATCTTTCATAAAGATTGCTGATTCGTAATCAATAGACATTGGCTTAACATCAATATGATCTTTTCCAAAGTCCTTAATCATACAAATGTATCTTTTACCATCTTTAATAAATTGACACTGTTCAAAAACATCTCCGTATGTTTCTTCACCCAATGCTACCCAATTCGCAAATAATGTTTTATTCATTAACCAGCCCTCATTTCAAACTGTTCATCAATAAAGTGTTCCAACTGTTCTCCTTCGAGACCCAGTGATTCACCTTCTTCTTTTAATTGCTCTAATGCAATTTCATTCCAATGACAACTCATATTACACCTCCATGTAAAGCTTCAAACCTTTCTTCGGTTATGTGGATTAATATTTCATCTCTGTCGTCATCAGCATGTAATCCTGTTTCGACGACAACATCTATAATGTCGTTTTCTAAAAGACCATCTGCATCTTGTTTAAGAACATCAGTATGTATCTTTTCGATGATATCGGTTTCTGTTTGTAGATTCATAATACTCCTTTTTATTTAATATACAACAATTATAATCTATCTCATAACAAATGTCAATAGTTTTATGAGAATAAAATGAATTATTTTCTTGAGAAGTATGATCTGATTAAAAAGATTCTTGTATATGCAACAATAGTCATTACTAGAGTGACCAGAGTGCCCAACATGATAGGTTCAGTTATACCTAGATGTTCTATATAGACATATAATAAAAAGAGATTGAGGGGATAATTGATTGCCAATCCGGTGGCTATTTGAAAGGAAGTTTCTTTGTGGATCTGTTTAGTTTCTGGTTTCATATTAATTGTGAACCAAGCATTTGTCCTAGTTCTTTGTATTCTTTAAAAGGTGCAGATTGAACTGCTATTTTATTCGTCTCAAAGTTCTTTGCGATAATCTTTATGTTATCTCCATCGCAAACAGAAACGCTACCTACTGGTGTTTGACAAGTTCCGTCTATTTCTTTGAGCATATACTTTTCAGCCATTGCCATATACCAAGTATTCCAATGATTCATATTTGATAAAGCGCCTTTCATGCGATTATCACTTCTCATTTGTAAAGCAATAACACCTTGACCTGGAGCAGGCATCATATCAGCAGTTCCAAATAATCTACTTACTCTATGACTAAGCAACGCGGCATCAAGTCCTGCGACTGCTACACATATTGCATCATACTCTCCATTGTCCACTTTATTAATACGTGTATCAAGGTTACCACGAATAGGAACTATTTCTGCATTTGGATATAAGTCTTTAAGCTGTGCAATACGTCTTGGACTGCTTGTACCAATTGTTCTTGGATTTACTTCATTACCAACTAAACAATCTCGTACATCTCCTCGTCTTACAACACAAGGGATTTCAAGTAAATGATCGTTATCTCGAGTGAGATCTTTGAATGCATGACAAGCGATATCTATATCACCGTCTATTAAGGCTTGTTCTATTTCTTTTGTAAATACACCTTTACCACCCATCTCTTCAATAGAGGTCGTTGGATTAAGGTCTGCCGTGGAATCTATAAGGACAGTTTCTAATTGCATTTGTATTGCTTCTTTAGCAATCCCTGTATAGACAAGTGCAAGTTTGGATTTTCGTGTACCTATTTTTGGAATCATTACATATCCTATAAGAAAGGCCGTTTGGCTTGATCTCTAAAAGAGTTAAATAGTGAGTCTTTGAGATTCGTAGCCAAACAGCCTTAAACTGAAAACTAGTGCGGTGGTACCCAACGTCGGCCTTACATGTTATTCGTTAACTTCAGCGTGATGGGTAATACTTAAACTACTCTCAACTCCAAGGAAGAAAGATCCTGCTCTGCCGAGCTGTGTCGTTAGTCTTGCGAACTAACCTATCCCTTTCACAATGCGGATATCTAAATCACTACCACATAGAGAGTTTCTTCATGTGCGGTTGGGGTTTAGTACCACCTATATTGATTCGTTCTATCCCACCATATTATCCCATTTCCTGGGCGGTCTTCCTCAAGCTACCGTATGGGTTGTCCACCTTTTATTCCTTGGCCTCTGTCTGATAAGGACAGCCTTTACGACCGCGGGGTATCTCAACTGCTTGTAGATCGCGAATCTACTTTCTCTTGCGAGTTGGGGTGTTTCCCTCAATATACAATTATTATATCATAGTTGACTAAGGATGTCAATAGTTTTTATGAAAAAAGTTAAATTAATTTTCTAAGAGATATTCGTTAAAAGAAGTAGTGTCACCTTCTATACCACGGACAAGAACTGGAATTCCTTGCTTATCCATTTTCTCAACGAAAAGTTTTGCTTCTCTGTTTCTCATTTGACCTTGGTCAATCTGTTCCATCGTAGAAGGATTAATAATTGAAACATTTACTAATTCAAAATGATTACTCATACTTCTCCGATCATATGACTTCTTACAACAGTATTTACTAAACGACCATACTTATCATATGTGAATACTGTCTCAGATTGATAATTACCATTTACCGCAACTACAGCCTTTACCGTCTGTTGACGATACTCCATAATTGGAGGTGTGTATGGTACATTATAGTTTGCTGATACTTCAGCTACTTCTGGTATCATCTTCTTCTTCCTCTTCTAAATGTAAAATGTCTTCTTCAGGCCATTTAATCATTTCTTGGTCTTTACCATGTCCTACGACTTTGATAAATCCCATCTCTATAAGGGTGTCGATTGTATCTTGAGTAATTCTTTTTGATTGTGAAAACGATATTTCAGAATCTCTATTCATATACCACCCTACGGCAGTAAAGACAATAGCGGTTACCCAGAACATCCAGGTTTCCAAATTATTCTCCATACCTTGCTAACACTGCATCGATAATCTTCTCAGGTGTTGACTGGTCAGGATTAGGCGTTACATAATCATCAGGCTCAACTTCAGTCTTGATGAATTTATAATTTATCGACATTTCGTATAACTGATCTTCAGTCATAGTTTCAAGACAAGCGAATAAAAGATCATCTTTATGAATGAACCTCTTATTTGCATCCTCGAGTAGTTGCTGTGCTAACTTTTCCATATACACTCCTATAGTTACTATTACTAATTATAATTAAGCTAATCTCTGACCTTGCCACCAGTCAGGAATCGGTCTTTTACTCCAAACCAATTTAAATCTTTCTTCTTTGGTATGGTAAAAAGCTCGATACGATTTAACGGCATCCTCAAATATACACTCAGGATTAGAACCCATTGCTAATTTAAATTTAGTTGGTCCTACATCTGGTATATTAGTTGGAACTTGTTTTAATGCTTGTCTTAATTTAGTATCAGTCATGTGGACCTTACCGTAACGATAAGTGTATTCATCACACAACGCAACAAAGTGTTTATAGTGCCAATCATAGTTGGCTTTTGATTCTCTCGTCCATACAGTAGACGGATGATTATGATGACAGGCTTTGTAGAGTGTAGCTTCACGGCCGTCTTCAAGGTAATAATACTTTAGCATAGAACCGGACTTAGAAGGTCTGCGTTCCATTTTGCCGTCCAACATACGATGAACGGTTGATAACATCTGTGCAGATTCAATAATCATTTTTACGACATGCTTGTCGCACTGATCTTGAGCTGCTTTGACTGGATCGTTGTCTAAAATAAAAATATTCATAATGTATATTATATCACAGTTAAGAAGGAATGTCAATAGTTCTTATGAATGATTATCTTCCCATTATCATCCCTTCGACCTTTAAGTTCAAAATAACCGTTTGGTGCTACTTCGTAAACATCGCCTATTTGAATATCACATTCATCAATAACGAAGAATTTATTATCAGGGTCAGACTCTTTTACGATTTTGAAACCAT